ACGCTACGCTTGCTAGTCCACTGAGGATATTGTTGTCTTACCAGACAACCTCGCTCCCCGCTGCCCGGTCCGCTCGGGTCGTCGTCGCTGTCGCTCCTCCTCCCGGATTCCGATTGTCGACGGGGCTGAGTTAGGCTTTGTTGCCCCTCCGCATGTGTGTTGCAACGGTTAAGTGTTTTCTGGAAAAAAACAGTTTTTTAAAATCATTATTTTGTGATGTCAAAGACAACTAGATTTTGCTTTACCAAAAACAATTATTCTGAACTGCACGTCGATATTCTTAAAAGTGACTTAACAAGTACTTTTAAATATTGGTGCTTTGGGATTGAAGTTGGTGAGAGTGGAACTCCACATCTTCAGGGATATTTTGAATTCCCTAACAAGAATCCGCTAAGAATCAGCGGTGCTCAAAATAAACTAAATAACATTGGATTAGAAGGCTGCGCCATATTTCCTGCTAAAGGAACTGCAGAACAAAACATTACTTATTGTTCTAAAGATGGTTCTTTCTTCGAAGGTGGCGAAAGACCAAGAGGTCAGGGTAAACGTACTGACCTCGACAGCGTATGTGAGTTAATCAAATCTGGCGCAAACATGACTGAAGTTGCTAACCAATTTCCTTCCCAGGTGGTGAAGTTTCACAGTGGTCTCCAATTCTTAATGAATGTGACTATCACACCAAGGAGATTCAAGACGGAAGTGTGGTGGCTCTGGGGTCCCACTGGGTCGGGAAAGAGCCGTTATGCATGGGATCAGTACCCATCTTCCTACATGAAGGAATGCAGCCACAAGTGGTGGGATGGTTACACCGGGCAGGATGTTGTCATTATGGACGATTTCCGCCCCTCCAAAGAACTTCCCTTTTCGTTTATCCTGAATCTATTCGACAGGTATCCCCTGTCTGTCCAGGTGAAGGGTGGGATGGCCCAATTTGTTTCGAAGACCATCTATGTAACGACTCCGCTCTCGCCGGAGGATACATGCAACCATTTGGAATGGCTTGGTCCGGAACAGAAAGAACAGTTCCTGAGGAGAATCGATCACATAGTGAGGTTCCCTCAGATGATGACGAATTATTTAGCGCGTTAAGATTTTTAAGTGAAGAATTATTTAATTAATTAAGCATCTTCATAAAAAAAATCTACTGAGTAGCTATATTCGCCGTAATTAGCGGCGATTTGTCCGGTCATATCCGAACCTCCCATACCGATAAATACATTATCGTTGTTTGGTGTACTTAAAGTAGAATCTTCATACACCCATCTCTTCTTGAAGAAGGATGTAATATCTTTGGTCATAGTAAAACATGGCTTCACAGAACCAATAGCTGAGCCTGACGCTCCACCTGATTGAACTGAAGCCATCATAGTTCTTTTATGTAATTTCTTAATAAAAGTAAATGGATTAACTGGTCTTAAACCACCAAGTGGTTGTCCAGCATAAGCTACAGCTGTAGATCCATTATCCAAAAAAAGATTCATTTCAGCGGCAGTAGGTGCTACAATACCGGCTTGTTTTTTGAATATATACAAATCATTCCAATGTGCATGAATGTTATTGTCAAAAGCAGATGCAGACAGTCGCAAAATAGCCTTCCTTAGTCTAACGACATTTCCAGTACGGGATGAATCATCAACCCCTTGTCCAATGGAAGGCATTAGCGAAAATACTTGTGCATTAGTAAGCGTATTAGAATACGTAACCTCAGTTTGAGTAGTCTGCACTCGTTTATCCTCGATCTGACGATCTACGTACTTTTTAACGAAGCGTTTAACCTTCTTAGACACACGAGTTGAAGGTCTCTTAAAAGAACGCTTTCTTTTAAATGTTTTCTTTTTACGATACGCCATAGACTAGTAAAAATAATGAGTGGCATTAATGCCTGTGGCATTAAAGTGGACTAGGTAATATAG